AGATAAAGGTACTAAAGGCTATAACTGGAATAACCTTATGTTACAACGTTGGACTGATCATGAAGGTAACGAGCATCGTGTACTAGATGATTATCAACGTAATGTTACACTATGTGACTTAACTGCACAGCCTGAGAATATTAAAGAAAAGATTTTTAACACTATCACTGAAAATGCACAACCTAAGAATATTTCACAGGTTGGATTGCGTTTAATGAAATTTTGTGCTATATACGATATGCAAAGAATTTCCGACAATGCACAAGCATATTCAAAACCATTACAAGCGAGGTACCCGGTAAAATGACAAAACTAAAGGCAAACGAAATACTAAAGAATAAGTTTTGGATCGTAGAAGATTCAACTACAAACGAAAAGAAAGGCACACTATCACGTGATGCTGATAACAAATATATGTATAGTTGCGACACAGGAACTTACATTTATGATACTAAAGGCATTGTTGAAAAGAACTTAGGTACATTACTTTGGAATAAGTCTGATATCAGTGAGGCAAAACCTACTGTTGCAAAAGAGATTTATAACTTACCAACTAGTACTGTTCCTTACAATAGTATGTTCGATGTAAAAAGAAAGTTTGGATTGTTTACTAAAAGTAAAAAGTCTAAGAGTTTATATTGTGCAGGTTATTTTTGTATTCACTTTGACAAGGGTTGGGTAAAGAGTTTTTGTCCTAAACTTGTAACACTAGAATCATACGAGTACAGAGGTCCGTTCCAGACTGAGATCGAAATGCGTCAGGAGTTATCACGTGCCAACCGTTAGTCCATTAAACACAATTCCTTTACAACAGTTTATTGACAAAGTTAAGACTGCTGACAACCAACAATTAAAAGACATTACACTTAACATTAGAGATGCTAAGAACTTAGCAATGACTATCGGAAGTGTAATGAGTCGCTTACACGGCGAATTAGAAGCTCTAGTACACCAGGAAAAGAACGCTGAAGAAGTAATTAACGTTACTGTAGATGGTGGCGGGCAAGGGTGGAAATAGCCAAATAAACTACGCATATAACTCCGTCATTTGGATAAATACTTATGATAGAGGAACGATATATGAGTAGACCAAAACCTAAAGTATTGCTAGAGCATGTAAATAAAAAGTCTTATAGAAGCGAACAAATTCTAGAGGCTGATGCTATTTGGGCAGTTTTCCATCAGGGTAAACCTTTTAACTTAAAGTCATCTAATGTACTTACTAATTACCCCGGACCTAAATATAAGAAAGTGTCTTTTAGCAATCCTGGACATGCACACAACCTAGCAAGTAAACTCAACGAACTATTCACTACTGAAGATTTTACAGTCGTAAAATTAACTTCCGGCACAACAGTACAAGAAGACTAAAATGAACTGGAAAGAAACCTATACCAAGGTATTCTTAAAACAGGCCAACATTAGTATTAGTGAAAGCACGTTAAAAGAATACATGCCCGTATGGTGGCAAAACACTCGAGCAGTTGGCGGACTACGTTTGACTGACGAAGGTATGATGTTCATTATGGATAAATTGGATTTGGTTACATATGAAATACCATTTCCCCCAGAGTTTAAGATAACAACTCAAATTATATTGTTCTTAGATAAGTTTATCGATTGTCCTTACTACGTAACTAACAAAGCAGTAACAGTTACAAGTGAAAAAAAGAGCATGGAATTACACCTTTTTAGCGGAGATGTACGTAAATATGGACTAGCTAAAGCTCTAAAACGGACAGACGAAGAACTAAACCCTTGATATTACTACATTCTTTTTCTTAAAAAAAGTGCATTTTCCGGTTGACCTTTTGGAAACTAGGTGCTATAATATATACATACTTAGAAATTAAAGTATGGCACTGATAATAAATGAAAGAGGAATACAACATGGAAAATATAGCAGTTAGAACAGTAAGTCCTAATAGTGCAAAGAAGAGCATTGTTAGAGCATTTAAAAAGAAACGTCCGTTGTTTATCTGGGGAGCACCAGGTATTGGTAAATCGGATATCGTTGGACAAGTTGCAAACGAAATTGATGCACATATGATTGACATTCGTTTGTCACTATGGGATCCAACAGACATTAAAGGCATTCCGTATTACAGTTCAAATGATAATACAATGCATTGGGCACCACCGCAAGAATTGCCAACAGAAGCAGATGCTAAAAAGCATAAGTTTATCGTTTTGTTTTTAGACGAAATGAACTCTGCGGCACCGGCTGTACAAGCGGCGGCATATCAATTAATCCTTAACCGTAAGGTTGGTACTTATGTACTACCAGACAATGTTCTTATTGTAGCGGCAGGTAACAGAGATGCTGACAAAGGTGTTACATATAGAATGCCAGCACCATTGGCAAATAGATTTGTTCACTTAGAACTAAAAGTTGATTTCGACGATTGGTTTCAGTGGGCAGTAAACAATGACATACACCAAGATGTTGTTGGTTACTTGACATTCAGCAAGAAAGACTTGTATGACTTTGATCCAAAAAGTCCAAGTCGTTCATTTGCTACACCTCGTTCTTGGTCATTTGTATCCGAACTACTAGAGGATGATGATGACGAGATCACCACTACTGATTTAGTTAGTGGTTCAGTTGGCGAAGGCCTGGCTGTGAAATTCATGGCCCACCGTAAAGTTTCAGCTAACTTACCTAACCCATCTGATGTATTAGATGGCAAAGTAAAAACATTAGAAACACGAGAAATCAGTGCCATGTATTCCTTGACTGTTTCTTTATGTTATGAGTTGAAAGAAGCTAACGATAAAGGCAATAAGAAGTTCGACGATATGGTCAATAACTTCTTAAGGTTCTCAATGGACAATTTCGATACCGAGCTAGTAGTTATGGGTATCAAATTAGGTCTTACACAATACCAACTTCCAATCGATCCAGATGAAGTTGAGTGTTTTGATGAGTTCCATGAAAAGTACGGTAAGTACATTACAGCCGCACAGGCTAGTTAACTGATTAGGGTAGAGTATTTTTTGGTACTCTACCCTATTTATTTGGTTGACAAACTCACGTAAATACTGTATACTGTAAGTATAAACAATAAGGAATAGGCACATGGCAACAGACGTATTAGAAAAAGTAGAAACTCCAGAAATAGAAATAACTGAAGAACTTCGTGCAGAAGTTTTGGACAGAATTATTGTAGCTAGAGTTGGCTTGTTACTACGTCACCCATTTTTTGGTAATATGGCTACAAGGCTTATTATTAAAGAAGCAAGTGATTGGTGTCCGACTGCGGCCACAGATGGTAGACACTTGTTTTATAGTGTTCCGTTCTTTGCTAAAATGACTAACAAAGAAATAGAATTTGTAATTGCACATGAAATACTTCATTGTGTATTTGATCACATGACACGTAGAGAAGATAGAGATCCGCAGATACATAATATTGCGGCAGACTATATTGTAAACAATACACTAGTACGTGATCGTATTGGAGATAAGCCTAAAGACATTCCAATTTTCCAAGACTTTAAATATGATGGTTGGTCATCAGAGGCTGTATATGACGACATCTTTGACAAGTATGACCAAGAAGAATTAGATCAACTAGGTAAGTTACTTGACGAACACGTTGATTGGGAGAAAGGTAATAGCCCACAACCAGGTCAAACTAAAGGTAAGGCACCTGGTGCTAACAAACCTTCATACAGTAAAGAAGAACTTTCTAAAATACGTGACGAAATAAAAGAGAACATGATGTCTGCGGCACAGGCGGCAGGTGCAGGTAATGTTCCTAAAGAAGTAGAACGTATGATTAAAGAACTTACTGAACCTAAGATTACTTGGAGAGAGTTACTTAGACAACAGATTGAAAGTACTATACGTAACGATTTTACGTTTGCTCGTCCTTCACGTAAAGGTTGGCATACTGGTGCAGTATTACCAGGTATGAACTTTATGGATACAGTTGATCTTTGTATTGCAATTGACATGTCAGGTTCAATTGGTGACAGTCAAGCAAATGACTTCTTAAGCGAAGTACAAGGTATTATGGACGAGTATCAAGACTATAAAATTAAACTATGGTGCTTTGATACAGAGGTTTATAATGAACAAGATTTTAGTGCAGACTCGGCTAGTGACTTACGTGAGTACAAAGTTATTGGCGGTGGCGGTACTGACTTTATGAAAAACTGGGAGTATATGAAAGAACAAGATATACAACCTAAAAAGTTTATCATGTTCACAGATGGTTATCCTTGGGATAGCTGGGGTGATGAAAATTACTGTGATACAATTTTTATTGTACATAGTTATTATGATAAAAATATGCAGGCACCATTTGGTATTACTGCACACTACGAAGAAGGAAAATAGTGCTGGATAAGAATACTAAACCCAATGCTTATGACTTCTTTGATATTAGGGAAGCTAAGTCAGCCCCTAAACATTTTGAGTTTTGTAGTATACACCCAAAATATAACATGGAAGATTCCATCCGTAAATGGATTAAGGCACACTTAAAAGGACGGTTCTATATAGGTCGAACACTAGTTCTATCTGATCATCAGAGCCGAGCATACAGTCAAACTATTAAAATTGGATTTGAACAACATAGAGAGCTTAGTTACTTCATGTTAGCTTGTCCACATTTAAAGTACAATTAATTAACCCAGAGTAAATATAATAGCATATAAACAGATATGCTTGTTATGATCAAAACAAGGAGAATATAAATGTCAAATGATACAACAAAAGTTGCATCAACCCCAACAGTAGGAAAAGATGGCGCAGGCCAAGCACCTATGCCACAGGGTGGTGCACCAGAAGGAACGCAGGCCGCGGCAGAGTTAACTGTTCAGGACTTAGGCGTTTTAAAAACTATTATCGAAGTTGCACAAAGTCGTGGAGCATTCAAGGCTAACGAACTAGAAGCAGTCGGAAAAACATTTAATAAATTAGATGTATTCCTAACAACGGTACAAAATCAACAAGTAGGCGAATCGGCAACTGCTCCGGCAACACCGGCGGCACCAGCTAATGCTAAAGATACTCCAGTATCTCCGGCAGATGCTAATGCTGTATTAGGCGCCTAAGGAGAAATAATATGGCTTTAAAGCACATTGGAAGACTAGAAAAGACAGGACGTAAAGTTGCTGTCGCATTTAGAACATTACCAGACGATCCAGAAAGTTGTCTAGTTGTTCAAACAGAAAACTTGGGTGATTCAGAACATGACGTACTAATGAACTTAGTTGAAAGTAATGCAGGACAAACTGCTGAAGAATTAGCAGATGCAATGCAAAGAACACAACTAACAGACGGTAGTACTATGTTACCATCATTCCACGCAAGGGGTAAATTAACTAAGGTTGCTACAGTAGATGTTACTATGACACCTGATAATTCAACTACAATTAACCTTGCAGAACTTAATAAGGTTATTGCTGATCAAAAAGGAATTAGTATTTCTGATTTAGCAGTAGGTCAAAGTTCAGTTACTGAAGTAGGTTCAGGTGGCCCAGTTGGTACTCCTGAAGTACAAGCTCAAGCTGTTGCGAGTACAGATGAGCCTTTATCAGACGACGACTTAGCTAAGAATCTAAGAGCTGATGCTGATAGACTATTTAAAGAAGCTACAGAGTTAAGAAAACAAGCCGACGAGTTGGCACCTGTTAAAAAGGCTTCGGGTCGTGGCAAGTCGTAAGAAGCGACTACCACAAGACATAGTAGCGAAGTGGCCGGAGGTGTTCAAAGACATAGACATCGATGCTATTCCGCTAGAATACGTAGAAAGTATAACAGTATCGTTCCACAACGGTAAGAAGTGGGAGATTGAAATTAAGGATAAGTCAAAATTAGACCCTTTAAAAGAGGTTGAACATGCACTTAACGAAATGTTTACTAACTACAATTCTGCAATAAAAAACGTTGATTTCCGTGTAGATTCAGAAAGAGTCAAAAATGACGTACAAAAACGTACTAAACAGTTTCTGAAGAAGCGGAAGTAAATTATCTTATTGGCATAAATACATACATAAGATACTAGGAGTGCTATAAATGGCTTTAAGATTACGAAGAGGGACGGACGCCCAAAGGGCTCTAATTACTCCACTAGATGGGGAGTTGATCTATACGACAGACACTAAAAAGCTGTATGTAGGGGATGGAACCACAGCAGGCGGATTAGCAGTTGATACAGCTGGTGCGTTTCTTGGAACTGACTTAGATCTAAACAATTATAACATTAACGGTACAGGTAATGTAAACGTAACAGGAAACATTACTGCAACCGGAAACATTACTGCTGACGGTAATATGACTATTGGTGGCAACCTTACTATTGGTGATGCGGCTACTGATACAGTTAACTTATCAGCTAAGATTGAATCAGATATTATTCCAGATGTAGACGGAGCAAGAAGCTTAGGATCACCTAACAATAAGTTTGCTTCAGCACATGTTAATACACTAACTGTTACAGATCAAATTGATGCACTTAGTATTAATGCAAATGTTATAGGTAATGACAGTACAGTATTATTAAATGTTGCTACTGGTGCTTTAACAGCAACAGGTGAGCTAACAGGTACAATTAAAGCCAACGATGCAACAGTATTTTACAATTCAGCACTTAAAACAGTAAACGCAAGTACAGGTGTATTTACAAGTACAGTATCAGCACCAACATTCACAGGAACATTTACAGGTGATGTAACAGGTTCAGTTTACAGTGATGACAGTAGTGCTATTATTGATGGCGTTAACGGAACAGTTAAATTTGACAACGGTTCTATGTTTGCTAATGCTAACGTAATTAAACTAAAGAATGGTTTAACTACAGTTGACTTTGGTGCGGCAGATGACACAGCTAGTACAGGTATTAACGTTTACTCAGTAGACGGTGCTCCACCGATTGACATGATTGGTTTAGCACAAGCAGGATTTGGTGGTGCTTATAAAATGGCATTCACAGGATTACACGGAAGTATGACAACACCTACACAAGGTACAGCAGGTGATTACTTAGGTGCTATCCAAGCAAGAAGTTTAGATGGTTCAACAGGCAACAATGTTCCATCAAGTGTTGTTACATTCCAAATTGACCCAGGCACAACTGTTTCGGCAGATACTGCAAAGGGTAAAATGATGTTTATCAACAACAATGGATCAGCAAGTGTTCCAGACTTAGTTGCAACAAGCATTGTAGCAGATGGTAGTATGGCTATTGCTAATACTATTTCATATGCTCCATTAGCGACACTAGACGTTAACGGTTTTGCAAAATTAAAACCATTAGCGGCAGAACCAGGTACACCAACTGTAGGCATGTTAGCTATTGCAGATAGAATTACTTGGGATCCAGTTAGTGTTGGTTCAGGAAACGCTTATCCAGTATTTTACGATGGCGCGGCTTGGATCAAGATGATCGCTTAATCCACATACAATAACTTCCAAATAAATTTCCAATAAGTAAGTATATGCTTACTCTATTCACATCTGGTAGTACGGACCAACCTAAAGTTGTTAAACATTCTTGGGAGTACATTAACCGTTGTGCAGAACGTTCGGCAAAAGAAATTGGTTTAACTAAAGACGATGTTGTACTAGATGTCTTTCCTGCAAACACTATAGCACACTACACTATAACAGCTCATCCTGCTTATATAAGCGGCGCACAGCTTGTTTGTAGCAACTTTAATGCAGTTGCATACCCTACGTTGTTTAATAGCGTTAAACCGACGTATATAGCGTTAATTCCACGCCATTTAGAATTACTACAAAAGACAAAAGGCTTTAAAAACTTAGACATGAGTTGTGTACGTTATATGGTTACAGGTAGCAGTAAAATTGAACAATCATTTATTGATGCCTTTAAAGAGCGTGGTGTACAAACAGTTGCTAATTGGTATGGAATGACAGAGTATGCTCCTCCGGTAATGATTGGTTACGACTCACCTAGTTTTGATTTAACCACTATTGACCAAAAAGAAAACCATGTTATGTTTATGCCGTTACAAGCATCTGGTGGACATAACTTACAGCATTGTATTATTAACGGCAAGTCAACAGGTGATGTTTTTAACATGGACACAAAAGAGTTTCATGGAAGACTAAAAGAAGCAAAAGGACGTACTTGGAAGAATGGAATTTAGATTCGCTACGGCAACCGATAAAGATAAAGTATTACAATTCTGTAATAGCCAAAGTTTTAGTAACAATACATCTTTAGAAAAAATGAAATGGCAATGGTGTTTAGATACCGGTGCTTGGACAGTTGCTATTGTTTGTGGAAGAATTGTTAGTATTGCAGGTGTACACTCTTTACCTGAAGTAAGTCCAAATGCTTATCGTTGTTTGTTTCGTGGTGCTCAGTTACCAGGACATACAATGGGTACCGGTAGAGACTTTTTTAAGACAGGTATACACTTTAGTTATATGTTACCTATGCAAATGGAATGGGCTCTAGCACAAAATCCTAATGCAGAACTTTATATCAGTACTAACGTAAATGATGATGGCGGTAAAAGTAAACGTGCTAATGACATTGCCGCACCGTTAATTGCTAAAAGAGGTGTATGGCATTTAGAACAAACTATAGAACTATACAACGTTCCGCAAAGTTTGTGGCGTATTAATGTTAGTAAGTATTATGAAGAAAGAGCTAAATCTTTAGGCTTGTAGTGTTCGAACTCATCGTGATATAATCCTAGCGTTGCCCATATAGCATCAGGATATAAATTAGTATACTTGTTACCACGCTTAATATAATTATCCCATAACGTTTTTGTAACATCAAACTCACTGTAGTATTTCCAAAAATCAGTATCTGTTCTATTACTTAACATGTAATGATGTAGTATATACTCGCTATTTTCTTTCCACAAGTTACGCATACTTCTGTTATACACGCCTGGCTTTGCATTTCTTTTAATACAATCAACTAATAATGTAATACTATACTGCGTCATAAACAATGCATTAGACTCTAAAGGATCAATAAAACCGTTAGCAAGACCTATAGCAACAACATTATCTGACCAAGGATTAGTTAATACGTTAGGCTTCCATTTAAGTAATCTAGGCTCTTTGCCCATAAATGGAGTTCTATGTGCATTGTACTCTTTAAAGCTCTTTAGTGCTTCTTCGTCTGTTGTATGCTGACTTGAGAATACATATCCTGTACCTATTCTATTTGTTAAGTCAATAACAAATTGCCAGCCGTTTTCTCTTGCAATTGATTCTGTATAGTGTGAAATATCTTTATCGTGTTCAAATGGGCATACCCATGCACGATCTACTAAATGATGATCGTATACTGTTTCTGTTTTATCTTTAACAAACTGTCTACGAAATCCTGTACAGTCTACATATAAGTCGTAACCTTCAGGTAATTCATCTAGTGTTGCTATTTTGTGGATAACATTTTTACAATTATCTTTAACTAACTGTCCAGCTTTTTCTGCATCTAAGTGATATGCAACTGCTCGCCATGCTTCTTTGTCATACAAGTCATCATTGATTTGATGCTTTGTTTTATTACCTGCTTCGTAGTCTTTATACCATTTAGAAAATGTATCGTTATCGTTATACCAAAAAGTAAAAGCAAAAGGTTCGCCGTCTGCTTTATCCCAATTAGTTTTTACATTTCCAAATTTGTGTATAGCATTACACTCAGGCATCCATTTAGATTCATCAACGCCTATCTTATCAAAGAACGTTTTAATCATTGGAAGTGTAGATTCGCCTACTCCTACGATAGGAATAGTATCAGATTCAATTAAGGTAATTTCAGCATCAGGAAGAAACTTCTCCATGTAGCCTGCACACCACCAGCCTGTTGTACCTCCACCTATAATGCAGATACGCATAATACTTAACTACTGTAAGTTTCTAGGCTTAAATTAACTGGTAGAAGTTTTGATGTTTTGTTATTAAGATCTACAATAGCCATGTCACCGCCTAAGCCTGCATCACTAAGATCAAACTTGTAAGGTGCTAACATTGTAACACTATCAGTATCGTTAATTGATCCTGAAGTAATATTTGCAGTACCTAAGTCCATAACTTCATTAATTGCATTGCCTTCAACTTTAAAAACTTTAGTTGTTGGATTTACCATGCTTGGATTTTGTATTGATGGAAACAAGTAAACATCTCCAGCATTAATAACAGGCTTACTACCTAACGACTCGTTAGTTGCAAAGTGGTCTATAGCAAGTGTATCTAAGTTTAATGATACAAACTCTTTACAGCCTTCCCAACAAGTATGTGTTAATAATGTGTTACCATTCATAGTTCCGTATTTGAAACCCATCTGTCCACCCATGTCATCTGTACTAGATGAATCATAAGCAACTGACTGAACAGTATCGCCATCGTATACCCAGAAGTTAAATTCTGTAGTCTGGTCCATAATTAATGGAGCACCAACTGCTTTAGTTCCGTTTGTGTTAACATGATAAAACGCACCGTTAGTTGGCGCCATGTGTGATGTAATTTTATCTGTTCCCATATCTAATGTTAACAGGACGTTAGTTGTTCTACCATATGGAAAAAATACAACTTCGTTTAATTCTTCTACATACACACTATGAATAGAAGCAAACTTTTCTTCTGTTTCATGTACTGTAAATGTATTAGCAACTGTATCAAACACAATAATCATTCCACTCATAATTGGTGGATAAACAATTTTAGTACCAACTGTAATTGGTCTACCAAAGTTAAAGTGTCCACAGAATGTTTTAGGAGTTTCTGAGCCGTGTACTGTTACACCTTTTTCTTCGATCATAGTAACTTCATTAGTTGTTAAATCAATTGCCGCTACTCTAATTGTGCTGTCTACTTTGTCTTTTTGTGTACGCATTACATATGCTGTATTACCTACAACTGCAATACCACGGTATCTGTCACCGTTTTCACTTTTATCAAAGAAGTCTACAAACGTAGTCTTGTCAGCATTTACTCTAAGTAAACCTGCTCTTGCGCCTGCATCTTTGTTAAAATCTCTTGATTCTTCGCCTTCGTGGCGTACTTTTCCGTTAGTGATTACTGACAAAAACTCGCCATTTCCTAAGTGGTATGGCTCGTCTAATACCTGTGTAAAATATGTGTTGCTCATTATTATCTCCTGTTACTGTTATTTATCTGCTATATTGCAGTTTATTGATAAAAGCGATTGCATAAATGAATCGTCAACTCTGGATAACAAATGTACTCGATCTGTGTTTCCTGGATTCTCTGTACCATGAGGTACAAGTGTGTTAATTATGTAACCTTTGCCCAATTCCATATGATATTTGCGTTCTCTATTTTCACCAAAAGTGAAAACTGCATCAGTATTAGTATAGAATGGAACATGTAGTTTTCTAGTTTTTCCGTCAGTATGTGTATTAACTTTTAGCCCAGACGGGTGTAGTGCTATCAGTATTTGTCTTAGGGCTTGTAAAGATAAAGTTTCTATCATTTTATTTAGAATACCAAACTTGTAAACTTGCATTGGTACGCAATCGTAATAGAACTTTTCTTCATCAAGGTCTTGTAATTCTGGGTACTTAGAAACATTAGCTTGTGTTTTACTTGGACATGGAATATCTCTTTCTACAGGCCAACTAACACTCCAACCGCCTACGTTTCCTACATAGTTTCCTACAGCATTTTCTTTTTGAAATCTTTCGTATATATCAGGACGTAGATATTCTTTAGAATTAAAATTAAAACAAAGATGTTGTAACCGTGTTCGTAATTCTTTATGATAAGATTCTAAGTCATCCTTGTCAATGCTGAAATCTAATTCAATCATATCCCATTCAAGGCTATCAAACAACGCATCAATGTCTGTTATATCTTTAGGTTTTAACAATCTCATATGTAATGTTCCGCAGGCACTTTAAAAAATAAATGTACTCTATCAGTTGTTCCGTTATTAATAGTTCCGTGTGGGCGTGTAGTATTTATTAGATATGCTTTTCCTACGGGTAGCGAATATGTTTTATCACCAAATACAAATTTTGCATCTGGGTTAGACAATATAGGAATATGTATTTTGAGATACCTGTCAGTATCAGTATGTTGTGCTATTTCAGTTCCTGGTGGATGTCCACTAATACTAAACTGTCTTGATTGTGGAAACTGTTTTTTAAGTTTATTAATTATGCCATGTACTAATACAGTATCTCTATAGTTGTCGCTACGATCCTTGTGTACATTCCAAGGTGGACATGGTATTGTTAAGTCGTCTAAATTACTTTGTATACCCCAACCATATACTCCATCAGTTTTATGTTTTTCACTACCAACAGTATCAGCTACATTAGTAAACTTTAAATGATTAAAATTCTTTTCTAATCCTATAAGATAACTTCTAACATCACTATAATCTAGCTTGACCGGTATTTCTTTTATATCAAAGTTCATCTAGTGTGTCCCTTATAATTGTATACGCATACTTTCCGTCGTGCTTAATTCTCGTATTATTTACATAATCTGCAACGGCTTTACTACGTGATTCGCCTTTCATACAATGTATATGAATTGTTCCGCAGGCGTCTTTAAGGAAATTTGAAATATGTTGAATTTGTGTTAGTGTTGGTGCAACGGCTGTGTAATAGTCTTTAATATCTTCGCCCCAATTTGTACTATCTTTTGAAACGTCATCAAAACATAAATTTAATACGTTAGGGTGGAACTGTTCAAAGTATGGCTCTGAGTCAGGGCCGCCTGTCGAATCAATGCAAATATAATAATCGTTAGTATCTTCAACTGTTACATCTGTAATATTGTCGCTTTGCATTTTAGATACAAAGTCTTTCTTACTATAACTTACGGCAATCATCTGTCCAAACCTTTCC